GGTAATAAGGTGCAGGAATACGTCAGGATTGAGCGCTATCAGGAGGCTGTAATTGGCAACACTCCGGTGCAAAGCCCAATCGATCACGGTTATCGACCAGAGTGCGAATGCTCAGGGTGCAAGGCTACAGCCAGAATATGCGCTGAACTGGCTGGCAGCTCTACGGTAATTGGCATTGACCCCGCATCCGGTCCAGATAGGACGGCAGAGGTTCACTACGTAGCACCTCCTGGCTACGTGATGGTGCCAAATGTGCCGACAGACGAAATGATAGCTGCGGCGATGAACTGCGAAGATGTGCTGTTCAATAGCGATGAGTCATTCTGCGTACAGTTCGGGAATATCTACGAGGCTATGCTCGCGGCAGCACCGCAACCGGAGCAGCGTTAAACATGTTCAGTCTGATTCAGCGCGGGCAGTTATATATCGACGGTAACGGATACCCGGTACAGGTCCACAGTTGCAGTGCCAGCCATGTGGCATTCCGTCGCCAGGATAATCAAATCCGTTCGGTGGACATTGGCAAATTCAACAGCGCATTCGAGCGCCTTGATTATCAGGAGTACAACCAGCTCAGGGCAGAACAGGCGCAGACAGAGCATATTAAAAATTTGCGTGAACAGGCCCGGAGAAATAAGGAACGGCAGAGAGAATAGCACCAGAACGCATTAAACATTAAATAACGCTGAAAAAATCTTTTAAACAACGCCCACGCGGCGGGATTCGTGCAGCCTGAAAATATAAAGAGGTATAAATCATGAATACAGTAAATATCAATAACAAACAACTTCCTGCGATTGAATATCACGGGCAGCGCGTTGTGACATTTACAATGATTGATGAAGCACACCAGCGCCCAGAGGGTACTGCCGGACGTAATTTTCGTGAAAACAGGAATTACTTTGTTGAGGGGGTGGATTACGTTGAATTAGGTTCCGACGTTATACGCCGGGACCTTCCTGAAGGTGTGTTTTCTAAGTTTGCACCATCTGGAATTGTGCTTTTCGAATCTGGATATCTGATGGTGGCTAAGTCACTCACGGACGATCTGGCCTGGAAAGTTCAGCGCGAACTGGTTAACAGCTACTTCCGCACTCGCGAACCACTGACTGAAATCGAAATGATCGCTGCGATGGCTGCTGATGCAGTTCGCCAGCAAAAGCGCCTGAATCACGTTGAGGCGCAGATAGAGACAGTGGTGGAAGCAGTAGAGAACATTAAGCGCGGGAACATGCGTGCCGGATATGCAGGCTATCGCCAGTTGGTGGCCAGAAGCGGTATGACCGACGCGAAATGCCGCAATCTGGTAAACGCTTACCGCATCCCGACCGATACGCACGAATTTATGACGCCGGACGGTCTCCTGTCCCGCAGGGTAATCGTGGAACTTGAGTCATTCATGAGTGCATTCCGACAGATGATGTCGGAGGCGGAGCCGCGAGGTACACGCTGGTATCACCCAAAGATGGGGTTATTTCAGGCCATTGGTTGGGAGGGCAACGCATGAAAATTAAATATCGGGACTACGGCGCTGTAGCAAACATCGTTATCACCAGCACAGTGTTTGAGATCCGGAAACATAACCGCGTGGTTGACTCCGCCCTGATCTGCGCACCAGGAATAGTTGCAAACCGTAGTGGAATATTCTTCATGAAATCGGTTTTGTCCGGTAAATCCCGCGATATGTTGCGGGCCAATAAAACTGTTCAGCGGGAGGCGAAGCGATGAGTCCACTAAAAAGAGCCGTATTCATTTTCGTACTTATCTGCGCGATGGGACTTTTCAGCGCCCTGGCGAGTGGCGTGCAATGGGGAACGCCTGTTGCAGGAATAATAACAGCCTTTACATTTTTTGTCGCCACTCTTGTTGCGGGCGCTGTCTATGAGAATGACATGTGGGGTGAATGATGCACCAGATTCAATTTGAGCAGTTACATACGGAGGCATTGTGATGAAAAAAAGCGACTTCATGAGCGAACAAGAAGTATCAAAGCGAGTTGGTAAAAAAAGAACAGCGTTATGGCGTCTGAGGAAAAAATACGGCTTCCCTGACCCTGTGCTTACACACCCGGCAAAATACAGTCGGGCTGCGGTTGAAAAGTGGATTGCAGAAGGTGGCGTTAACCGAGTTGTTTAACGTGCCAGAAAATTTTATCTGCATACAATTCATACGCCTCTTTCTGTTCCGCCAGCCAGTCGTGTTTGTTGTACACCGCCATAACGCCTCCAAGCTCATGCCCCAGCATCTTTTCAGTGACATGGGGCATGATCCCTTCCCCCGAAAGATTCGTCACCAGTGAGCGCCGGAAGTCATGCGTTCTCCATTCCGGAATATCAATTTTTTCCCTTAGTTTTTTCATGTAGAGATTCGATGAAGAGCGATCAATTGCCTTATCCAGTTCCTGACCGGGGAACAGAACATCATTACCGGAATTCAGTAACCTCTCGACATAGGGCTTAACCTGGTCAAATACCGGACGGCGGATAACATTTCCCATTTTAGAATGCTCTTCCGGCGTGGTCCAGATAAGGTCATCCATGTTGAACTCACTGGCAGTTGCCAGACGTAGTTCAGACAAGCGAGCACCCCATAGCAATAATAACTGGTGCAACACCCTGTTAGACGAAACGAATTTTGAATTTTCCAGTGCCAGCCAGATCTTAGCCAGTTCCGTATATGTCAGAACCCGGCTGCCAACATCCGGCTTTTTACCAATATTTTTTACACTGAGTTTGAGCAACTCGCATGAAGGGATTAGCTGGCGGCTTATACACCAGTTAACAACGGAACGAAGCTGGAGAAGGAGCACCCGCGCCTTTTTCTTGTTCTTGCCTTCCTGCTTGTCAAAAAATCGCACCCACGCAGAAACAGGAATGTTAGCGACGGGAATATCTTCGAATTGTGTGTACATCAAGTTGTACACAACGGATCGGTACAGCGTCTGAGTATTAGGCTTCAGGCCAGTAACGTACTTATTCCACCACTGATCCAGACACTCTTTTAACGTCAACTCACCGTCGCTACGGGCAAAATAGTTTTTTGGGTTAACCCCCTTCGTGTACAATGCACGCATCTCACCGACGATCACGCGAGCGTCTTTAAGTGTTGTCGATGGGTAGCGACCTACTGTAAGGCGTACCGGTTTACCCTTCCAACGGTAGCGAAACTGAAAAGTAACAGTACCTGTAGGTGTGATTCTGGCGCTAAGACCGTCACCGTCTGTAACTTCAGTTGGTCCGGAGTACGGCTTTCCGTGGATGCCTCGCAGCTTAGTATCGCTCAGTGACAAAGCTATATATCCTGTACACAAAAACTTAAGGCATTCTGTACTCAATGTGTACGCAATGGCAAGTGAACAAAGCAGTATTTACTAAAAACGTTACGAAACAATAAAAAACCAGATAGAACAAAAACCTTGAAGCGTAGCAACAAGTTACGGTAACATAGAAACTATAGAGAACAATTAAAAACTACCGCGCTCAAAGTCCCCTTAGTTAAATGGATATAACGAGCCCCTCCTAAGGGCTAGTTGCAGGTTCGATTCCTGCAGGGGACACCATAGAGCCATTTCATAACGTCTCAAAAAGTCTCACCAACCCGCACCAGACCTGACAAACCCCTTAAACTGACGTTTCAACACGTCTCATTAAAACTCTTGAAAAAGCCTCCCAAAATGAGGCTTAATAGGAGGCTTATCGCAATTCGAACTTTAAAAAGCCTCCTTTAAAGGTGATGTTATGAAGCTTACAGATATCCAGTTACGTAATGCGAAGTACGACCCAAACCGCAAAACCCCCGCCAGACTCAGCGACGGCAACGGCCTATCACTGGAGATAAAGAAAAATAAAAAGGTATGGCGCTATGACTATTTGAAGCCGGGTAACAAAACGAGCAAAACAAAAATGTATTTCGGTGAATACCCGAAAATGACGCTTGCGGAGGCCCGCGGGAGGCTTGCAGAGGCAAAAGAACAACTCGCCAACGGCATCAACCCCGCCGACGAAAAACAGCGCCAGAAGCGCGAATTAAAGGCGTCAGTAGAAAACACGTTCGGCGCTATCGCCTGGGCGTGGTTTAATCTAAAGTCGCCTGACTGGTCTGACGATTACCGCGACTCTATAAACAGAATGTTTAATTGTGATGTAATGCCAGCATTTGAAAATCGACCAATAACCGAAATAACATCAACGGAGATTTTAACCTTTCTAAAAGGGATTGAAGACCGTCCCGCGCCTGAATCGGCAAAGAAAACACGCCAGCGCATGAGCGAAGTATTTCGTTATGCCAAAGCCGTAAAACTGGCGACGGAAGACCCTACGGCAGACCTTTCGCCATTAATGAAAAAAAAAGAATCAAAGCATTACCCTTATTTACTTGAGCGTGAGTTACCAGCCTTTCTTAAAGCGGCTTCTAATTATGGCGGTGAATTATTAACTACAGCATCTTTCAGAATGTTAATGCTTACAGGCGTCAGAACTATTGATATTCGTAAAATGGAATGGTCAGAAATAAACTTTGATGATGAAACGTGGTTTTTATCCGGTAAAAAACGCTCAAAGAAAGGAGAATATAAACGCTCAGTGACTATCGCACTAAGTAAACAATCCATAGAGATTTTAAAAGAAGTACATAAACTCTCAGGAAAATACAAGTATGTATTCCCAAACCGTAACAACCCTAATAAAATTCGCTCAGAAAACACTATAACCAAGATGATTGCTGAAATTGGTTATAAAGGGCGAATGACCGGGCACGGATTCAGGCACACACTTAGCACAATATTAAATGAGCGTGGGTATAACAGCGACTGGATAGAAATGCAGCTTGCACACGTTGACGGCAACAATATTCGCGGAACTTATAACCACGCCGGATATTTAGAAGGACGCCGCAAAATGATGCAATGGTATGCAGACCACATCGACAGTTTAGAACATGATGAAAACGTGGTTTATGGCGCATTTGGTAACGGTCAGCAACGCGAAAATAAATGATATCTACTTATCATGGCGGCGGTGGCGACCCACAACACCCCGCCATAACATCACTAACAATTTATAGAGCGCATACACCACCCCCAGCGCAACCAGAATCAAAAAGGCCAGCGGTTCGCCAATCAGGAATATCGCAACACACAAAAAGCCAGTCAGTACCATGAACAAAAACAACCCGACCAGAAGTGACAAATCAGAGTCAATAAAGAGCCACCAACAACAAAAAACCACCCACGCAAACATAAACAAACAGCCAATAAGATAAATGATGTCTTCCAGATGTTCGCCAATCCTGTCCCAGATATCTTTTTTCACCTTCGCCCTCTCAACGATAAAAAACACAAATCAGAACGATAACCCTTATTAATTCCCTTTCATCTATTGCAAGCCTTTTTCATATACTGAAAGCTTGCATCTGTTCCCACTTTTCATTTATTGTAAGGCTATTACAGTTATTTTCCCACCACAATCAACGGCAAATTTCCATCAATCAGCAGAAAGACGGTCACAATTGGTCATAAGCTCTCAAGTTGCATCAGCAATAGGGGGGTATTGCCTTTTTATATACCTTCCTTGTAAAGCGTTTTAAAGCAGTAAAATTCGATTTTTATATTTAACAGATAAATTCAAAATACCTGTTGACGGTATTTTTTTTTATCTGCTATCTATAAAAAACGTTCTCACAACGACTAATAGAGGATCACAATATGTCATTTCTGGAGCTTCATGACGTCATAAGGCGCACCAGTCTCTCAAAGGCGACAATTTACCGGAGAATGTCTAAAGGGCAGTTTCCAAAACAACGGCAAATAAGCGAAAGGCGCGTAGCATGGTATGAAGAAGATGTTAACGAATGGATTAAAAGCAAGGTGGCACAATGATCGGGCAAAAAAAATGCCGCTGGCTAGAGCGGCATTTGAATTAAGGCTTACAGAAAGGCCCTTATTCATGCATTCCCGGTGACAAATCGCAATACGTGCAAACCACCACAATTTAAACGCTCACAACTGACAGCAGGAAAACAGAAACAAGGCAAAACTCATGAGTAATAATACCACATCAAAAAACGGTGTAAATATGAAACGCCCCATGCTTACACATGGGGACGGTGTTTATATTTTGACATCTTCCGGCTTGTGCTGTTTCAGCCAGTCTATAAGCGCGGCATTCATGCGCGTTTGCCAGCCGTCCCCCGTAGCCCTGAATGCGCTGATAACTTCCGACGAATACCGGATATTCACGGGAATTTTTGGGCAGTCTGTTACCGGGCGACCTTTGCGCCGTAATTTTTTTAACTGGCTGTGCGGAACAAATTTTACATCGTCCTCTTCCAGCAACATTGAATCTGGATCGGAGGCCGCCGCTTTACGGATTTTTTTATCTTCCTCATCGGTAGGGAATATTGTTCCCGGCTTTAATTTAAGTTTCGACATGACGCTTAATCTCCCGTCTGTTTGCCTTTCTCAGGCTAATGATTCGGCGTTCATCATTGTCACGGTCAGTAAATACGACGCAGTAAATACGGTTATGCAGATAGCCAAATGCTATAAATCTGTCTTCTCCGTAATCGCGGCGGGTATCCAGTCCGACAATCGACGATTCCCATTCGAAGAGTTCAGCCTCAGCCAGCGAAATACCGTGTTTGTGCTGGTTGATGGCGTCTTTGTGTGGATCAAAAGTGATTTTCATGCATTTATTGTAGCCACAAAAAATGTTTTTGCAAATTACTTGCACTGGCTGGCTGTCCTGTCATATGCTTACCACACACCTCATAAAACGGGTGTCGGGATTGGAACCCCGAAGAACTCAATGGCGACACAGACGCCGCAAGCGTCTTTTTTTGTGTCGTGCCCTCGTGCATCCATATCAGGCGGTCAAACCCGCGATGTATCTATGGTGGCGTTGGCGGGGCTGCCGCAAGGCAGGCCGGTATCCATTGAGGCCGGTAGTTCCAACCCCGTTAACGTCACCGCCCCTGTTGAGATTGGAACCTCAGGCGGTGACTCCAGTAACTCAATGGAGGCCGTTACTATGGCTACTACCCTTACCCAAACTCCGCTTTTTGTCTGGCGTTTTGTTTCTGGCCAGAACTCAACTTGTTTCACCACTACCGCCGCCAGCGAACGCGAAGCCCGCTTACAGCTTCCCGCCGTTCGCCTGGTGTTTGCGGCTCGTATCCGTGTAGAGGAGGTGCATCATGCCTAAATTTAAAGCGCTGGATAATGATTCGCAGATGTGTAGCGGCGATAACGTGCTTTTCTTTGATAAAGATGCATCGCCTTGTGATTTATTTGATTGTGCAAGTTATCGCGTTGAGGCGGTAGCAAAACTACACACTGAATTATCGTTAATTTATAACGACAAAATAAATAATAAACCTGTAAGCGAAGTTACAAGCCTTTTACTTTCTGATGCCGTTTCTATGTTTCGGATGGCTTCTGTAAATTCCAAAGAATTAGAAGAAGCACGTAAAGAAATCGACCAGTACAAAAAAACCATCGCCATGCTTTCACGCGCCGCAGCCGGAGAACATGACGACTCAACCACGGAGGGCGAATAATGGCACGCCTGATAACTGATATTAAAAATCGCGCTCGCGGCTTGTGGGGCGATATATTGCCAAAACTTGGCATTGATATACCAGGCAAGGGTAAACATGGCCCCTGTCCTGTTTGTGGCGGTACTGACCGTTTTCATTATATCGACGACCATGATGATGGTAACTGGCATTGCCGCCACTGTGATATGGAATACGGCGACGGGCTGGATCTCGTTTCACTCGCTCTAAAAACAACCAGTACAGAGGCCGCTAAACGGGTTGGCGAAATTATCGGGGCTGATACCCGTTCACCAGATAAGCCAGCCAGACAAGAAGCCTCAGACAGCCAGAAACCCGCGCCGGATATCGCGGCAAAGGTGGCGGCAATGAGCTGCAAGACCACCCCGAAAGAGTCGCTTTATCTGGCTGGCAAAGGGTTAACCGGCCTCACGCCGCCCACGCTCCCGGACGGGAAAATATTCCTTACGCTGGTGGACATAAACGGCGCGATTTGTGGCGCTCAGACTATCGCTCCAGATGGGGCTAAAAGTTATCTCAAAGGCACGCGTAAAAAAGGGGCGTTTATCGTCCCTGATCCGCTACCGGAAGCACCGGAGACGATTATCATTGCCGAGGGGATAGCAACGGCTATAAGTGCGGGCATACTCCATTCTGGCGCGGTTGTGGCCGCGCTCGATGCCGGGAATCTTAAACCCGTCGCACTGGCGCTCCGTGGTCGTTATCCGAAGGCAAAAATCATCATTGCCGCCGATAACGATTACCACGCGCCCGGAGAGCTGGACGAGTACGGCAAGCCGAAGCGTAACGCGGGCAAGATAAGCGGCGAGGAAGCCGCTACCGCGTGCGGAGGCTGGCTGGCGTTACCGCCCGGAGAGGCTAAAACCGACTGGAATGATTATCACCAGTTAAAAGGCGTGGAAGCGGCTAAGGCCGCTTTTAATACCAGCCTTAAAAACATGGGGAAAGAGCCAGAGAAAACGTCGTCTTATTCCGCGCACCTGAATTTAGACCAGATGAGCTATAATCAGGTGGGCGATATATTGATAGAGCGCTACAACAATAATCTTGCATTAAACACCGATAACTGGACGGTTTACCATTATTCCGGCGTTATATGGAGTATGATTAGCGATGATACGTTAAGCCTGAAACTGGCTAAAATATTCCGTGATTCAGATTGCAAATACTCAAAGGCGAAAATCACCGCCATTATTGAGACAATGAAACTTGCATTGCCTGAAATGGGAAAACCACGGCGTGAACTCATCGGATTTAATAACGGCGTTTTTGATATACACGCAAAGGCATTCAGGGCGCATAATAAAGAGGACTGGCTTTTATTCGCCAGCAGTAAGGATTATTCACCCATACAGCAAGGCGAATCGCTTGAAAGTAACGCACCTAACTTTATGCGCTGGCTTAATCACGCCTCAGCCAGTAATAGCGAGAAAACGGAAGCCATCCTTGCGGCGCTGTATATGATTTTAGCAAACCGCTATGACTGGCAATTGTTCCTTGAAATTACAGGCGACGCCGGAAGCGGTAAAAGCATGTTCGCCAATATCGCAACAATGCTCGCCGGAAAAGGTAACACTGTCTCGGCCAGCATGAAAGCGCTGGAGGATGGATTCGAGCGCGCGTTACTGGTTGATGCGTCTTTGATTATTATGCCTGACATGAATCATTATCAGGGCGAAGGCGCTGCGCTTAAATCAATTACAGGCGGCGACGATGTTATGATTAATCATAAATACGGGCGTATTTATTCCGCACCTATCCGGGCTGTTATTCTCGCTGTAAATAACCGCGCTATGACATTCAGCGATACCGGAGGAGGAATAGCACGCCGGAGAGTTATTTTTCACTTTTCCGAAGTCGTACCGGAAAATAAACGAGATCCACGGCTACACGAAAAGATAGAAGCCGAAACGAGCTTTATTATTCGTTACCTTATGAGCCGTTTTAATGATGAACGGGAGGCGAAAGCTATCCTTATTCGCCAGCGTGAATCAGTGGAGGCGCTGGAGATAAAACGGCAGGTTAACCCGCTGGTGGATTTTTGCGGCTATCTCGTTGTTGCAAAGGACGGGCGCGGAATGAGTCTGGGAAATATGGGGGGGCTGACATTCTCCCCCCGTCGCTATCTCTATCATGCTTACGTCGCCTACATGCGTGCGCAGAACCTGGACAAAATGATATCAGCAAAATCGTTCGGGGAGGCTTTGCGCTCATCACTGGCCGAATACGGCATAGAGTACCGCACACACCGCCATAAAACCTATAGAGCATCTAACGTGACGTTAAGCGAAGACGCTAGCGAATGGTTGCCAGCCACAAGAAAACCATCTTAAAACGTCTTTACTTATAAAATAGCGTCACTTGCGTCACCTTTATAAAAAAATATATATAAAACAATAAACTAAGGGTGACGCAATTGGTGACGCAAATCGCTTTATTGCGTCACCTTAGCGTCAACCATAACTTATTGATTTTTATTGATATGGTTGTAGTGACAACCTTATCTATATGATTTTTATATAAATAAAAAATATCGACACTATGCGTCACCCTTAGCGTACACACTAACCATTTGAATTTAAACAAATATTTCATAGGGTGACGCAGTTGACGCAATAAACAGAAAAAAACTAATCTTCGTGGTTTGCAGCTTCTTTTCTGGCTGGCCTGACTGATACAGAGCAACCGCCGCCAGTGGATCACCACCAAAACCCTCGCCCCGGATAACCCATCAATACCATCATTAAAGGGCTTTAATAGCCTGCTTTAATCCGTCTCTTTAAAACGGCTTAACAAGGTTTAAAAGAGGGATTACCACCATGAAGGCAAACAGCCTGACGCGGACTATCAACATATTCCGTACCGGAAGTTTTACCGATATAAACGGGCGCACGTTCAGCTATTCAGAGCGTGACCTTGACGCGATGGCGACAGCGTATAACAGCGCTACAAAGACAAATCACTACAGCGCGCCACTTTGTCTTGGTCACCCGGTCAGCAATACCCCCGAATACGGTCACGTGAACGCGCTGACGCACCGTCAGGGGCGTTTGTATGCCACCGTTACCCCTGACAGTAGCCTGGTGAGGCTGGTGCGCGGCAAGCGCTACGGGAAGGTGTCAGCGGCATTTTATCCACCCGGACATAAAAATAACCTGACGCCGGGCGCGTGGCTCCTCCGGCATGTCGGATTTCTGGGCGCCATGCCGCCAGCGGTTAAAGGGCTTGAAGCGCTGGTGTTTTCGGAGGCGTCCGACCTGCCATTATTGTTCGCGGGGAGTACGGGAACCGCCAGCTTTGCGGAATACGCAGACACTGACGAAAGCAACCCCCGATATATTTTACACTGCGTTACGCAAGATATTTCCCGCGTTATGGGCGTTTCATATTCCGAGGCGCTGAATATCAGCAATTCTTTTATGTGGAGTAACTAAAAATGAGTTTAATAAAAAAAGCACAGGCAGCCGTGAATATTGTAAGCGACTTAACGGCATCCCTGAAAGGACAAAAGTCAGCGCTTGAAGCAAAAATAGCAGAGAAAAACGATGCCATTAAAAAGCTTCTCGATATGCCGATGAGCTTTGATGATTTTTGTTCTTTTATTCATGATTATGTCAGGCAAGAAGGCGAGAAGTTTTACAGCCGTCTGAGTTATGAAAACAGGGAACGCAATTTAGTACGCTGGGGCGAGATTGAAAACGAAAACGGCGATATTGACACGGGACATTTTTATATTCGTGATTCAGGTGGTACGCTTTTTGGTGATGCCAGCATTGCAGCCTTTGCCCGCGAATGTTTTTTCCATCCGGAAAACACCGTCAGGCGCTTAACAGAAAAATTAAAAGCTGACTTAGCCGAATCGTGGGGTAATGAGCAATTTCCGTCCGTTGAAGAACGCCGTGAAGCGATTAAAGCATTACAGGCTGAGCGAGACCAGATACAGGCAGAGTTAGATGAGGTTAATGCAAATATTAACGGGATTCTGAGCGCCGCAAATATTATGGTGTCCACGAATACGACTACAAAAGACTAATTATTGTCACGGGGTGATTAAAGTTGCGGACAGCTTAAATTTACTGAGGTGATAAGATGAAAGATTTTCGCAACATCTTAAGAAGAGAGCTTAAATCAAACGTAGGAAATACAGTGAAAGGTTTTGTAGGTGAGCTAATCGAAGAAATCAGCTTTCACCTTGAAAAAAGAGGTATAAAAAGCAGCGATGCGGATGATATAGCAAGAGGTGTTGTGGACGCACTGCGCGAGTCAATGGGGGGGTTGTCAGTTATATTTTCCCAAACTCAACCGGAAAGACAATTCGGAGCGTGA